TGGAGTGAGTTCAAAAATAAGTATTTATATTTTGGACATAATCTTTGGGGTTATTATGGAGAGTTCACAAATGACCACGTTATTAATTATGAGATTTTCGGTATTAGTATAAATAAAATTATTGAATTAATAATGAGAAAAATAAACCCATATAAAACTATGGGACAGTTAAAAACTAAAAAAGATTATTTGATTGATGACATTTTTGAAAATCAAATGAGAAACTGGTTCAAGTATTTTCCATCTTGTGGTCAATCTTTTAAAATAGTTGATAATGGTAAAAAAGTTATTATTACCATTTCTAATATTAAAAAAGTTAAAAAATATCCTACGAGAAATAAGTATAGAACTTTTGAATTATAATTATATGAATGAAATTTTTTTATTTACTACCAGTCCAATTATAGATTATTTAATTTTAGGTTTTATTGGCTTTTTCATTATTTGGCTTAAAACGTAAAAAAAAGTCTTTCATAGATCATCACACATTAAGATTTTAAAGTATTCCGATACTGGAGCACCCCTAAAATATTCAAAAATTTTTTTAGACGTTGGCAGCAGCAGGCTCAAACCTGTAAATAAATTTTCTCGTTATCAATAAGCTATTATTACTGGTCTATTCATAACGAGTAATTAAAAGTTTAGATGTAATGCAAGTTTAAAATATTCATTTAATAAATGTAATCTTTAAGGGTTATGTTTTAAGTTCAAAAAAAACTGATAACGCTACGTTAAAAACATAAACACAAAATAAAAAAAATCTTATATTGAACGAGATATATAGTGTCGTTTAATCGTTTGTCTAAAAAGCTAAGGTTTTCAATGCAATCAGAAGTTTCACAACCACAGGTTGCACGGGGAAAACCTGACAGTTGATGTAATCAAGATACCCATTCAAATTTTTCTAACAAATTATTTCAACTGGTTTCCAGTCTACTAAGTCTACCAATTCCAAATAACACAAAACTACTTAAATAAGCCTTGATTTACTTGTCTTACTATAGCGAGAAATAAGGCTAAAAGCGACGAGAAGGTTGTGTCGTCTTTCTCTAGTGTCAGGTAGTATTAGTTGTATGGGTGTATCTAGTATACCCTTAAGGGGTCTATTAGAGTAACCCTTATAATAACACTTATAATAACCCTTATAATAACCCTTATAATAACCCTAAGAGTAACCCTTAATTAATCCAGTTATCCTCTTTAGGTCTAGTACCTAATGCACTTGACATAAAACGATCTAGGTCTATCTTAATTAATCTATCTCTGTGGTCTTGTAATTGTCTATCCGTATCTACGGCCATAGTTTCTATCCAGTAAGCTACGGCAATCGCTAGGGCATCTAATCGGTCATCATTCCTTAAGCTGCCTCTGTCTTTAGTAATACGGGTTAGCTGATGGAATAATTGATAATTAGCGTCCTTTGTATCGAAGTCTTCCCTTATGACTTGAGGAGAGACAATCAATTTGTGTTGGTTAAGGACTGGTTCTAGGGTGTCAATGATTCTTAATTCTTTTTGTTTACTATGATTAACTTCCTCAATACTTACGGGATAATATTTGTTAACAACAGGTTTAAGGAGCTGTGTAAACATTCCGTCACCGAAGTTACGTTCAACTATAATCTTGTTAACCTGTGCGTTTCTAGCTTCTCGTGCTATTAACTGCAGGTTGTCTTCATTATACCCACCACTTATCCCTGTGCATTTTTGCACATATAGATTACCACCTAGTTGTTTAACTATGGCTATCCCCAATTCATCTTTGCCTCGTCCTGAAGGATCAAGTGACATTACTGATCCTGTATAGTCGGTAAAATCTTCACTGGTAAACATAGGTTTGTAAAACTTGTCCCCTGTAAATCCAACGCTGGGTAAATCTTCACAAGCGTACTCTGAAGATCCTGCCCAAGCAACGGTTACAGGAGCTATGTTATTGTTAATGTCCATAACGACAAAATCGCTTAACTTAAGTGGGTAGCGATCCTTGTCGGAAAGAGTAGTGTCCAGCATAAATTGTAAGCTAAATCCTGAACGTCCATAGGACGCCTCTCTTTCTTCTAAATCTATTTTATTAAATCTTATAGGGTCAATAGGTTCACCCTCTTTAGCTTTATTGTTTACTACAAAGGGAGCTAAATTCCCACTGTACTTTTTTATTTGAACGACTTTGGGTTTACGTGCTGTCCAGATCATTGTCTCATAACCTCGTAAACCCAGTTCGTTATAGATACTCATCTCTGATTGAGGTGTACCTAAAAACATAATCTTTCCGTTGGGTGATAATACGGCTTCAAATTCTTTTACATTGTCGGATAGTTTATCCCTCATACTTTGAGTTAAACTATTGTTTAAACTTTCGCAGTCGTCACTAATAATAAAGTTAGCTCTTGACCCTGTAAGTTGGCCTGTGATACCTACCGATTTAACGCTAGGTGCGTGAGCTGCCTTTGCTGGTGCAACGTCAAAGGAAACATTACTACCCCTTTGATTATCTCTAGGGCTTAAATGAACTAATATTTCCATCTCATTGATTAGTCTTTTTGTAAAGGTACTAAAGTCATCTGCTCTATTCTTTGAAGCAGACACAACGAGAAATTTTAAGTTGGGGTTGTTTAATAATTTCCAACAAACAAAAGCACTGCATATCCAGCTTTTTCCTACACCCCTAAATGCCTGAATGACCGACCTTTTGGGTGCACTCTGCATAAAAGAAGCAATATCGTATTGGATTGGTGTGGGTTCTGGTAGACTTAAGTGTTTCCAACATAGGAACAAAAAGTTCCTAAAATCGCTTTTTATTGCCTTCATATCGCCTTTTAAAGCCCGTACAGAGAGATTTTAATGTTTTACGTCCTCTGCTACAGCCTTGAGATTTTCTTCAGAAAAGGGTAGATTTTCTGCTAATTTAGCTAACATACTATCCTTAACTGGAAGTGCATCTATATTGTTATCTTTTAAAAATTGTCTTGCTACGTTTAGATCACTTGCTTTGACCTTTGGGTCATTCACACGATCTAGTAGTTTTTCAGCGAGTTTTTTATGTAACTCTGCTAGTTTCTGTTCTTGAGTTGTCATATTTAATCATCTACTTTTTACCGTTTCTAAATATCTGTGTACCCTTTATTCCAAAAATACTCGCACAAACTAAAATCCAGAGATTTGTGAACCATGATGGAAGTGCTTGGAAATGTTCAAAGAATAAATTTATCTTTTCCATAGCTTCAGGATCACCTGACCAAACTCCCCATGCCAAAATTATTATGGGCAATGTCAGGATCGCTAAAACTACCTCGTCCTTGTAGTCGTTCTGTCTTGCTTCTAAAAGTTTGCCGCTATACTCCAACTGGCCAGAACTCATTTTTTCTGCGTGTCTTAATTGTGCATCTGCCATACGCATTTTAGTTTCTTGTCTTTTTTTATATATATGGCTTCCAGCACTTACAGCCATTTTAATTGCACTAAACCACATTATTTATAAAATCCTCTCCAAAACCACTTAACAAATTTTTCCCAACTCTTAAAGGTGATAATTTAGGCATCGTTAACCTTTACACAAGAAAATTTTGTAGCAAGTTGATATTTGTTTACTCTTTCGTGTCCTAATCTATTTAATATACCCATACTATTAAGGAGAGCCGCGTCAATACAAGCGTCCCAAGTATTATATATTTGGGGATATTTAATCTCTTTTTGACAAGTAGTTTCATTTGGAATTAAAAAAGAACAAACTGCAATAATTAACATAAATTTCATTAGCTTACCCGAAGGTTGCCTCTGTTCTTTTTTCTTGAAGTAACCATTAAATTACTTCGTGAATTATTTTGAGGATTACCGTCTCTATGATGGACATCTTTTCCATCTCCCTTATGTGCAGCTCCAGTGGCCATAAGCTTCCGTCTAGCTGCATTTCGTTTAGCACGATTTTTTTTCTGTTTAGAAGTACCTTGATACTCTCTATATTCTTTTTTATAATTTCTAGCCATTATTTACTTCGTCTTCTACTTGCTCTTATTTTTTTTCTACTTCGTCCTTTTCGTTTGTGCTTATTCATTGTTGAAGTAATGCACTTTTTACCTTGAGAAGTACCCTTAAAAGTTTTTTTATAAGTGACCGTAAGGCCATATTTAGATTTAGTCATTAGTAAAAGTTAATTACTCCTCTGATACAAGAGCATCGTCTTGCATTATTTTTTACTATTTACATATCCGTAAATTCTATTTATGTTTTTTCCACTCCTGTTAATTCGCCTTTTATTGTGTCCACATTGCTCTTTACGTCCATTAAAGTAATTAGAGACCATGTTAAAATAGCGAACAAGGAAGTTGTTATGAACACGATAATATACTTTAAATCTATCTTCATTTTTTGAACTCATCTTTCCTATTACCTTTGTTCCATCTTTTATTCCATGCCCAAACAGAAATTTTTGAACTAACTGTTTCTATAATTCCTAATAAGAAATCTTTTATTCTTCCCATTAAAGACTAAAAAGAATTACAGCTACTATTAAAATTACAACAAGTTTAGTTTTATAACCTGTCTTGTTCCAAAGAGCTTTTGTTTTTTCCCACATATCAAGTAATGTCATTTATTAGTTATCGCTTGGAAAACTAATCCAAATATCATTCCAAAAATCTTTATAAAATTTTTGTACTTGCTCAGTGTATTTTTCAACACTAGCTTTCCATTCTTTATAAGTTGGAATTTCTAGTTTAAAATTAAACATATTTATCTCCTTTTTTATTATTTATTAAGGTCTAACTGTTAAACCTTACGTGTGTATTAAGTCACAACCCTATTGACAACCTTCACAATCACTGGTGTCATCAATTACTAAACCGCTATTATTTTCGTAACTTGCATCTTCATTTCTATCTTGTTGGCATTTACATTCTACACAAATACAATCTGAAAGAAGTCTGTGTTCTCTTTTGTCAAGAACGCAATGACAAGTATGTCCACATTGTTCACAAGCTCTTTCTGTCATTTGATATAGTTCCAACCCCAAATAAATACTCCAATAAATCCTGCTAAGAACATTAGAACTGAAATAGTTCCTTTAGATTTATTCATAAATTGTTTCAAATCATTAATGTCTTTTCGTTGTTGCTTTATTTCATATAGAATTAAATCCATCTTTGCTTTTGTTACATTTAAACAATTACAAGTTTTTATTTTAGATTGCTTTTTCATTTTCCTTTTAGTTTTCTCCATAACTTTTTAAATTCTTCACCAACGTCTATGAATAATTCTTTCCACTCATTAATGAATAATTGGAAAAAAGATTTCCTATTACCACGTTTCTTTAAAAACATGATGTTTTCCCCCTGTTAACAAAAATTAAATGTAATGTGATTTAATTACTAAGGTTTCCATTCATCAGCTAGATACACTCCAAACCAAGTTGGTTCTTCCTTAGTTATCTGCTTTATTTCAGACTTATGAAATTTATGTAAGTCACTTCTTTGCACTTGTTCACCTTTTGGTATATGTTTTTGGTCTTTCCTACAATACACTATGCATGGGATAGATTTAATACCCAGTTCTATAGCGGCTTGTAAACAATTATTACCTCTATTTACTCGATAAGTTCCATCATCTTTTTCATTACCACATGATAATGGATTCATAAATCCAATCTTTTTAATAGAATCTTTTATTCTTTCTATAAATTTTCTAAACACTGTATCTGTAGACCAATTTCTTTTTGTGCCTGAAAGCAATTGATTCGGTGATAAATGACAATAAATAAGCATTATTTATCTCTTATCTTTGTTGAAATGTAATGTGATTTATTACGGTTTTGGATATTTGTCTTTAGTAACTTTAATCGTAGCTTTCCAACCATCAATACCATTATGATAAATGTCATCTAACTGGTCTTGCCAAGTTGGGTATTCTTCTGCTCTATCTCTTTGATATTGTTTAGCATTGTAGTCGGCTTGTAGTTCTGCCATCTTAGCTTCTATGTCAGCTACAGGTATAGGTGTTGTTCCATTGTGCCATTCAATAGTATTTATATCTTCACCTCTTACAACTACTTCTGCATTAGGGTTTATTTTTAATATTGCTTCTATAATCATACTGCTATCTCCATTGTTGTAATAGTTGCTATACCACTTACATCATCATTTGTTGCCCAGCCACATACATAGCCAGTGTTGCCAGAACTTGATATTCTAAACTGAACTTTATATGTCAAAGAAGATGTACTTGATGGTGAATCTAAAAAAGTCATTGAAGGGTGAGTATTATATCTAGATGGAGATGATGATTGACCTCCTCCTGAAGCCCAACACTCAGCAGTAGCATTTCCTCCTGCTGTAGTTGTTTTTGTGACAACTGTACTGCCTCTCAATAAGTTTAATTGTGTGGCCGCCCCTGCGCTATTTGCAACATGACTTACATGCACCATTATTAAAACTTTATTTGATGAAGATGCTGGAGTAATACTTACAGATAAACCTGAAATATCAGCATAACTTGTTGAACTTGAAGATTGTTTAGTAGTACATGTACTACTTATAACTTGTAATACTTTTCCACCACCAGCCGCCGCCGCCCATTCAGGAGCAGTAGCACCTGCGTTCATTGTAAGAACGTCTGCCGCAGAACCTTTTACTAATTTCGCTGGTGTATTAGCAC